ACCTGGACAACAAATATAGAACCATCACAAGCAAATGTTCGCCAATGGATGGATAATATTCGATCTAAAGTGATGACTTCTGCCAAAAATTAATTGCAAGTTTTCAATTGAATTATCTGATTTGTTCTTGTTTTTATGATGTATGTGATATCCCTTCGGGATATCTCCGTGATAATTTTTCCAAACCCATACATGTGCTCTAATTTTTGGACATGAAGTAGATATCCAATATCCTCGTGTGTGATCTAGGTAAAACTTCTTTCCGAAATGAATTTGATGTTGCGTCATATATCTCAGTTTATCAAACCACAAAATTAAATATCAAATCATTCTTCTGGTTGGAGTATATCTATTTGGATTACCGAATCCTTTAGGTTCTGATACATAAGGTTCATATTTTGCTATCTTATGAGTATTTAAGCAATAACGTAATGCGTCGATTCCGTGGTCATTCTTCTTCACTGGTTCGTCATATCCATCTTTTGCACTCTTAGCATCCCAAACATATCCTTCAATTTCTCTAATTGTATTTGTACATTCTGCACAAATGTAAAGATTGCCACTCTTCATCTCGCTTGTCATCTTTTGAATGCCTTGCTCGACGTTATTATTGGCATGTACAGGATGCAAACCTCTTCGTCTAAGTTCTAATTGAAATGCTTCGGCGGATGGATCAATGTAAAGCTGCTTTACAGCGTAGGGTTCTAGGAATTGTTGAACGTCGTCTGCGTATTCAGAATTTACTTTTTGTCTCTCTCTTACTTTTGGATCATAATAATATTCTTTTTCAACCCACATCACGGGCCCAGTTTGTGTATATCTCCCTGTTGACACGCCAATAAGTAAGCAACAAAAAGCATTAACAGTCCCGTAATCAATACCTGCAATATAATATTCAGCAGCACATGGAGGTCTTCTGATAACGTGGACACTTTTATCGAAGAAATCAAAGATAGCACCTTCAGCAAGGCACCAAGCCCCAAGATAATTACGCTTAAAGAAAAGACCAGAAAGGCTATTGCGTATACGCTGTTTGTAAGTATCGTCCACATAAGGATTATCATCTAATGTAAAGTGTAATGAGTAATAGTTTGGATCTCCAGCCTCTGCTTTATCTATCCATTTTTTTATTTTATGCTCTGGATGCGCTGGGTTCATCGATGCAAAACCCATACTATAAGAGCAGCTAAGACGAGTATCAATCATGTCAATAATTGACTCTGGATATAGCGTCATCTCATCGCAAAGAACCAAGCTGAATGTATCCCCTTGAAAGTTTTTGATCGCTCCTTCATCTTTAGCCCCTAAAATAGTGATGGATTTATCTTTGTAATAGAGCTTTTTTCCACTCCAATTGCAATAAGGACGGAATATCTTAAACTGTGGAGATTCCATGATTAGCCGGACAACGTTTCTATATGCAGTGTCAAAGGTATGGCCAACAATGTATATTTTATTGTCAGGGCAATTATCTATTGCTTCCAAAAAACGAAATGTTGTACCCACTGTCTTTCCGCAGCGAACTGAACCATGAGCAATGTTCCATTTTGCCGTGGCATTAATGATAAATTTGATTTGTTTTTCAGATAGGGGTTTAATCATGAATTCTTCCGATATAAAAGATAAAATCAGAATGATGAAACAGTGTTTGGATAATCTTCCTCCCAATGCAATGAGTCAGCCGATAACTCACTATGACATGCTTTCGTTGTTAGTTTTATTGGAAGATTTAGTGGCCCGCATAGATGTCAATTGACCCATGAGCGCTTCAAATTGAGATTTTATCTCTTCTGAAACAATTACATCATCTGGTGTATCTTTTTGCCTTAGTCTATTCTTTCCTAGCCAAATAAGCATCATCTTGTCGCCTTTGCTAGCTAATTCGAATTGCTTAGCTCTTAGGATACTTTCTCCCTTTTGTCGCTTTTCTACGGAATAATCGGTAAAACTTACTTTAAAATGTCTAAGAGTTTGATCATATAAAGTATCTTTATGAATTCCCAAATATGCAGCGATTTCACTTCCAGAACAGCCAGCTAGCAAAAGATTATCGACTTGTTTCCAATCTATTGTAATTTCAGGTCTTCCACCAGCCATTAAATTACTCCTTTAGATCTAATCCACAATGAGGACATTTTGAAACTTTCTCAGGTTTTTTCTCATCTTTGATTTCTTCTTCAATGGTACAACCTTCGAATTCTAATGGGTCAAATCCCCAATCGATCAAATCAGGTATTTCAAATTCATTAGCTAACATATCGAAGTCAAATGCACCATGAGCTTTGTTTAGTCGAATATTGCATTCTTCTACTTCTTTTGGATCTAGAACTCTTTCGGGGAACCAACAATCGACATCTTTGATGCCTTCTTTTTTTAAAGCTTGAATTCTTTGATGGCCACCAATGATTGTTAAATCTTGATTGACTATTGGCTTATCTATCAGTCCAAACTTCTGAATGCTACTTTGAACCTGTTTAAATTGATCTTTGTTGATGGTGCGAGGATTTTTTTCATAAGGCTTAAGATCTTTAATTTGGATTTTTTTTAATGTCCATTGAATAGTCATAAGTTCCTTTGTTAAAGCAATTATAAATCAAATAATATTTTTGTTGTCAACAATTTTCAATTTAATTATAGTCGCTTTTCTTTTTTGGGGGTTTTATGGCAGCAGCACAAATACAATATGATTTTTGGAAGCCTAAACCAAGTGAATCTGAATTGGTAAAGGCTGACTTAATGGCAGAGATCGAGAGATTATCTAAATCCGGCCATGCAGTTCGACGTTGAACATATGCATCTATCAATGAGATTCGTAAAGAAAATAGAGAGCTTAAAGAAAGATTAGAAATTCTAGAACGTTTCATATGTAGAGGTGGAAAATGATAGAACATGATTGGTCTTCTTGGTCCATTTTGGAGTCTTGGATAAATAAAGTTGTCAATCCTGATATGATTTATGAGTCCGTTGGTAAGTGAAATTTGGAAGATTGATTCCAATTCCCTTTCCTAAGAAATAAATATTTCCACTTTGATGCAGTGCTTCCGTTCTGCCATCTTCTCCTGCTCATATTCCCATTTTATTCGTTTATCTCCATCGGCCATACCCAAAGGTAGATCGGGGATAATTATTTCTGCTACAGAGTCCCTAATGTATTTTAAGGCTATTCTAAGATTATCATCATCCATTAACTTGCAGGAATAACGGGTAAATTTTACTACGCAAGGTAAAGATATCTCATGGATTGGATGTACTTTGTTCCATTGCCCCACCCACCACTTTTGGTTTTGATGTCTTTTTGATTTTGCAGTCCAGTGTTCTCCACCCCGATTTGCTTCGCTGACTGTTCGAACCGGAATCAACCACTCGTGGATTTTTTTCATGTTTTTTCATCTCTTCTTGAATAATTGGAGGTGCCTTTTTTTGTAAAAAATCAATCATTCTTTTATATTTTTCCGGATTATTGAAACTCATGATCGGATACTTTTCGATCGTATTAGTTTCTGGATCCAATTGAAATTTTTCAGGTAGCTTATAGAAAAAACCTTTTCCTTTTCGGAAAACATTGATTCCTCGGAAGTCAATGTCTGCTTCTGGAAGATAAGCATGTAAAGTTCCGACGAATTTCTTATCTTTCGTTTTTGCTGGATAAAATCCGACTATTTCGAATGACTGATTTATTTCGCATGAATTTGACATTGTAAACCTTTTTTTTATTTAAGTTAAGAATTTAAAAACTGAAGATTATTGATACCCATTTTTCTTAAAGTATTTTCAAATTGTTCCTTGAATGCTTTCTCGGTATAATTCAAAGTTTTTGAAACTGCATTAGCCCCAACATGATAAATTTCAACGCATGTGTTAAGTGCATCAATTCGAAGAGTTTTGTGAATAAAATTGGTTTGTGCTTTTTGAGCAATTTTTTTGTTTTCGGAAGAGAGATCTTCTTTGCTCTTAGGAATTTCGGGGGGATTGACAAGATCGCATGCCCACTTTAAAGCGCTTTGTAGATTTTTTTTGATTTTTGTTGAATGGTGTGTTGCCCATTTTACGCAGTGATCTACTTTGGATTCTAAATATTTTTTGGTTAAATAGATTTTGTCCTGCAATGGAATTTCAATGTTTTTTAAGCAATCATAGATTTCATCAGAAGATTTTAAATCTAAAAAAACAGCAGCTTTTTTCTCGCGCGCATCGCGCGCGCTATGTTGTTGTTTATTTATATTATTAACACTTATATTAGTCTTCAGAACGTTTGTTCTGTCGGTCGAGACCAAATCGTTCTGTAAATAAAATTCTTTTGAATTATCTGGGCGCGCCAAGGAAATTTGAGAAACATTTGTTTGTTTGGTATTAACCAAATCGTTCTGTAAGTAAAATTCTTTTGAAAATGCATCTTCTGGCGGATAATGCATGTTATGTTGAAAAGTTTCATTGGATTCAATTTCCGGTCTATCAACTAGATCATTTATGAATTTCTTTACAGGTATATCTAATATTGGATAAATTTTTCTTTGACAATGCAGTCCATTTCTTTCTATTTCTCTTTTAATAAAACAATTATCATCGAGTTTTTTTAATCTTTTTGAAATCACACGTGGTGTACAATTAAACTCATTAGCTAAATATTCATCACTTGCCCAAGAATATCCCTTTTTTTTAGATAAACTCAATAATAGTCCATAAAGTAAAGCTGTATCCCCATCTATATTTGGATCTTTTGCAATATGTGATGGAATTTGAATAAAACATTCTTGAAAATTTGATTCTGTTTGATTTGTCATAAAAAAACCCTTGCGTTGAATTTTGAGTTATGTTATGACATTAGGCATCTTTTCGGGATATCTAATGTCTATCTTAAGGGGCTACTATACCAAGTAGCCCCTTGTGTTTTGTGTGAGTCACTTTATGAAAGAAAAACAATTTTTAAAAGAAAAAAAAAGTATTCAGCAAAAAATATTTTCCTTGTAGGAAAATACAAAACATGTTAACGATCAATCATCATCAAGTTTTATTTTTTCCGTTGTCACCCCTTTACGAAGGGGTTTTTTCATTTATAGGATAAATTTTTCTTTTCCAGTACATCCCATTTTTTTTTGTTTCTCTTATAATATAACCCTTATCTTGAAGTTTTTTTAATCTGTTTGTAATAACTCGAGTACAGCAATTTGAAATCTTGGCCAAATCTTCATCA